GAATGTGTTCGCGAAAGGCGTTCCGCCCCTCCTCGCCCGCCCGGTGGGCCAATGATCGACGCGGTGACGAGGCTCCTCGCGCCCCTGCGCAACCGGATCGCCAACATGGTAGCGAGGGCGGTGGTGCAGCTCGTCGCCGACGGGGGGAAGCTCCAGGCGCTGCAGCTCGTCGTCGGGGCGGACGAGACGCGCGACGGGTGCGAGCGGTTTCAGGAGTACGGGTTCACGAGCGTCCCTCTCGCCGGCGCCGAGGCGGTGGTGCTGTTCGTCGGCGGCCGGCGGGATCACGGCCTGGTCGTCGCGGTGGACGACCGGCGGCACCGGAAGACGGGCCTGCAGGCGGGCGAGGTCGCGCTCTACACGGACGAGGGCGATTCGGTGCAGCTCTTGCGGGGGCGTATCGTCAAGATCACCGCCGGGACCAAGGTCGTGATCGACGCGCCGGCGCTCGAGTTCGCCGAGCCGAGCACGGATGCAGCGCTGAAGGGGACGGCCTACGTCACCGCGCTCTCCACGTTCCTGACCGCGTTCGGCACCTACGCGGCGAAGATCCTGCCGGCCGCCGGTCCCACCTCCGCTGAGACGACAACATTCACCGTAGCGATCGCCGCGTTCGGCACGGCGGCGGCGGCGGCCCTCTCCGCCAAGGTCAAGGTGGGGTAGCCGATGAGCGACCTCGCCCTCCGCTGGGATGCCACCGCCTTCGCCGCCGACCTGGCGATCGAGGCCAACGACCTCGCGCGCGACGGGGGCCTCGAGACCGCGATCCTCCTGAGCCTCTTCACCGATCGCCGCGCCGAGCCGGGTGATCCGCTGCCCGACGGGGAGAGCGATCGCCGTGGATGGTGGGCTGATGCCGTTCCCGTCGTGGAAGGGGACCAGATCGGTAGCAGGCTCTGGCTCCTCTCGAGGGAGAAGGAGACCAAGGCCACGCTCTCACGCGCCGAGGAGTACGGGCGCGAGGCGCTCGGCTGGCTCATCGAGGACAGGGTGGCGGAGCGCGTCGAGGTGACGGCGGAGGTCCCACGGGGTGGGATGCTCGGGCTCGAGGTCGTGATCTACCGGCCGCAGGCGGATCCTGTGCGGTACCGGTTCAACCATGCCTGGGGGGGCGACTCCGACGGACTCGTCCTGAGCCACCGTTTCGTGCCGGTGGTGGTTGACCTGCCTCCATCTGCGCCCGTCATCACCTCGCCTACAGACGGCGGATCGGCTGGGGCGACCGAGCCCTTCACCGGCACCGCGGACCCGGGCGCCACAGTCGAGCTCTACCGCGACGGCGTGCTCGTCGGGACCGCTGTGGCGGATGCCAGCGGGGCGTGGTCCCTGCCGAACGTACCGACGGAGTAGGAGTCACATGGCTTACGAACGCACCTGGCAGTTCTGCCCAGTCGTTGGTCCCCGGGTTCCGGTGAGTGGCGCAGACGATATCGCGTACTGCCTGTGGACACTCAAGTCTCAGCTCAGGGGCGAGATCGGCGGGGCCACCCAGGGCCTGTGGACAGTGGAGGGATCGAGCGATGGGACGACGGCGGGGATGGATGGAACCGACCGCTGGACGAGCACCTACGATCTCACAAAGATCCCACAGGGCTTGGGTGCCGCCGCTCGCGGCTGGATGGTGCTCAAGAGCCCGCTCCAACCAAACGGTGTCTACATATATCTGTGCCTGGCGAACAGCTACACTGGGAGCAGCACCTACGCCACCATTGCCTTCGCCAACCTGCCTTTCGCAGGCTCTTCAACTACCGCCAACCCGACATCAGGGGCGTATATCTTTTCTAACGTCACTACCGATCTCCTGTGGACACCGGCCGATCTTGCCAACCCTGCCCGGTATTATTTCTCGCTCACCTCGACCGGGGATTTCTGGTTCATAAAGACGCGTTTGGGTTTCGCAGAGAACGCGCTCATGGCGATGAATCCAGTGGGATGCAAAGGCACAGATCAAAGCCCGCTCTTCTGCTTCGCGAAGTACACCGCAGGCGCTAACGTGCTGTCGGGCAGCGCGATCTTCACGCCTGCCACGGGCAACGCGACCAAGCGGTGGAACGGCAGCGCGGGGTACCAGTGCTTCGCCCCACCTCCCGTCAATTCTCTGCTCGATTCAGCAGACTCGTCCCTGTTCGACTTCCCGGCCTGGGTCATCGTCGGTGACACCTCAAACATCGGCACGTGGGCTCAGATGCACGCTCGGGGACGGCTCCCTGATGTCGGTCTCTGCGGTGGAGGTACGGCGGGCCCAGTAGCGACCGGCAACGTCATTCGGGATACCCTGGGAAACATCAAATACGTCATCTGCGGCTGCATGCTCTTGCCGTACAACGCCGCCCTTACGTGATCCCGCGCAGGTCGAGAGCCGGAGAAGCTGGGATGAACGATGGCTGACTACGCCGCCAACGGCCTGACGAACCCCCTCGGTGTGCCGGTTCTCATGGACCTGCAAGGCCAGGCGGAGACCATTCCGCTTCCGCTCAGCAGGGCATTAGGAATCGAGGCGGGGCCTCGACTCATGGACCTGCAAGGCCAGGCAATGACCGTCTCGCTGCTCATGTTGGGCGAGAACGGAGGGGTCGGGGCGTTCCTCAAGGCGGTTGTCATTCAGGTGCTGGCCGGTGCGCCATCGGTCGTGGTCACGCTCGATCGACCGATGATCTATGGAGGTGCGTACGAGCAAACGCCACCAGGCTCTGCTTACGGCATCGGACAGCCTGTGCTCGATCTGGCCACGGAAAGGGAGCTGACCATCCCCATCTCGTCGAAACACCCTGGCTTCATCGCGCTCGCGAGAAAGGCAGGCCGTGCGTCGGCGCCCTCCGCTCCCGTGCACCTGGCCGTGGTTTGATCCCGTTCCGCTGCCCAGGGGCATAAGATGGCCTTCGCCAGACCGACACTCGCCGAGCTCGTGGAGCGCATCCAGCAGGACTTCCTCTCCCGCCTCGCCCTCACTGCCCCCATCCTCCGACGCGCCCTCGTCTACGTCTTCTCTCGCGTGCTCGCTGGCGCAGCCCACATGCTACACGGGCATCTCGAGTACCTCTCGCGGCAGATCTTCCCCGACCAGTCCGAAGACGAGTTCCTCCTACGCCAGGCCGCGCTCTTCGGCCTCTCGCGCAAGGCGGCCCAATTCGCCTCGGGCGATGTCATCTTCACCGGGACCGACGGCGCTCTCGTCCCGGTCGCGACCATGCTCCTGCGCGCCGACGGGACCGAGTACCAGACGGGCGCGGACGCGACGATCGCCCTGGGGACGGCGAGCGCTCCGGTGGTGGCCTCGCTGGCGGGCGAGGATCAGAACTGCGGCGCTGGGACAGCGCTTTCCTTCGAGTCGCCGATAGCCGGGGTGACCGCAGCCGCGACCGTGGCCGCTGGCGGGATCGTGAACGGCTCCGATGAGGAGGACCTCGAGGACCTCCGGACGCGCCTCCTCGAGCGCCTGCGCTCGCCTCCTCACGGCGGCGCGGCCGCGGACTACGTGGCATGGGCGAAGGAGGTCCCCGGGGTCACCCGGTGCTGGGTCTTCCCCCTCGAGCTCGGGGCCGGCACGGTGGTGGTCCGGTTCGCGCGCGACGATGATGCCTCCCTCATCCCGGACGCGGGCGAGGTCGCGGTGGTGCAGGGCTACCTGGACGAGCGGCGGCCGGTCACCGCGGTGGTGACGGTACAGGCTCCGGTGGCGGTGGTGCTCGACCTCACGATCAGCATCACGCCGGACACCTCCACGATCCGCGCGGCGGTGGAGGCGGAGCTCCGGGACTTCCTTTTCCGGGCCGCGCGGCCGGGGGGGATCATCTTCCGGTCGCAGCTCGAGATCGCGGTGGGCGTCGCGGAGGGCGTCCAGGACTTCACGGTGGTAGCGCCGGCCGGGGACGTCACGCACACGACGGGGCAGATAGCGATCATGGGGACCATCACATGGGTCTGAGCGCCGAAGCCTACGCCCGCCAGCTCGCGCAGCTTCTGCCGAGGGGCGTGCTCTGGATCTTCGAGCCGGGGAGCGTGCTCGGGAAGCTCCTCCTCGGGATCGCGGACGAGCTCGCGCGCATCGACGCCCGGAGCGAGGACCTGGTGGAGGAGTGGGACCCGCGCACGGCGGTGGACCTCCTCCCGGACTGGGAGCGGGCGCTGGGGCTCCCGGACGGATGCGTGGGGCTCGCCAGCGTCGTGAGCGAACGACAGCTCGGCGTGACGGCCAAGCTCAGCGCCCGTGGAGGGCAGACCGCGGCCTACTACGTCGCGCTGGCGGCGGGGATGGGCTTCGTCGCGACGGTCGATGAGCCAGCTCCTTTGATCTGGCGGCTCTCCGTCGATCTGGCGCAGAGCACGAGCCCGTATCAGCTCAGGTCCTCGCTCTTCCGCGCCGGTTCGTCGCGCGCTGGGGATCGGGTGGCGGTGAGCTATGTCGCGGAGCTGGAGTGCGTCGTCGGCCGGGCGAAGCCGGCGCACGTCCTTGCTTGGTTCAGGTACTTGGAAGAAGGAGTCTGATCGTGCACCGAATCGATTCCGACGCGATCGTGAATGGTCTGTTCTCCGCGGGCGATCCCGCGAGTGGACAGCCGGGCACGGTGGTCTCGCCCGAGTGGCTGAACGCGATCCAGGAGGAGATCGCGGGGCTCATCGAGGCGATGGGCGGCACGCTGGCGAAGGCGGACAACACGCAGCTTGCGGCGGTGATCTTGGGGCTGTTCGCGCGCCTCAACACATGGACTGCACACCAGACATTCAACGACGCTATCGACGTAAACAACCGTCTCACCGTGACGGGCTCAGACTCGATTAACGGTGAGGCAAATGTTGGCGTCAAGGTGAGGGCGTCCACCGTGCCGGGTTCGGATGCTCCGGTTTTGCTGGGGTCTAAGAACGGCAATGCGCCATTTATCGCTGCGGGTGAAGACGTGAACGGAGTGTGGCATGGGTTAGATATACGCACCGGTGGCCTTACCAGGATCTACGTGGAGCCCGATGGAGATGTCTCACTCACAGGACACGAGCTGAAGGATGTGGCCACCCCCACGTCCGCGGACAGTGCGGCGAACAAGGAGTATGTGGATGCTGTTCCGCGCTTTGTGGTGGCGGGGCACTGCCAGGCGAGTGCATCCGGCTGCACCGTGGACAAGCAAGTCGGCAGCCTCGTTGCTACAAGCAGCCGGCTCGGGGTGGGCAATTACTCTGTGTCGGGGCTGGGGGTTGCAGGAAATTCTATTGTTCTTGTTACTGGCTTTTGGCAGACGATAGTCTTGGCAGTAGGAGGCGTACTCTATGTTAATTCGATTGACCGCTTCGGGGATCCCCAGGACGGCAGCTTTTCGTTCATGGTGGTCGAGCTCTAGGGCAACGACCAGCGAGCGCCGATCGTCATGAAGTTGCGGCCGACAGCGTTCACCTCGACACCGATAACGGCGCACTGGAAGATGGTGCGGTAGGGTCGCGGCAGAGCGCGGGCGATCGCGTAGTGCGCCAGCAGCTCGACTGCGGTCGTCGCGCCTAACCGTAGGCGACTAGGGTGCGAGCCCAGAATCGGGTTCGTTTCTCGGAAATGACCAGAGTCGAGCGCCCAGCGTGTCTGCCCAACGTCTGCGAGCAGGAGCACGATCCCTGTCGCCTGTAGCGCGGTGTCCCGCGCCGTCCACTCGTCGGCTCGGGCCGGGAGAGCCGCAGCGAGGCCTAGGACGAGGAGCAGGAGCTTGGTATGGGGTTCGCGCTTCATGAACGGTCTGTCCTCTCAGTGGACAAGTAGGCGCGGGGCATCCGCACCTGAGATGAGCGAAGTTTCGGCCCCGGTGATCAGCCGGGTCCTAGCCCCGCACCTGGAGTAGGACAGTGCACGCCCCAGGCCGCACCGAGAGCGCGAGAGAGCGCGTGATCCCGCGCCTCTGGCCATGACCAGCCCTGGGGCCCGTTGACCCCTGGGGTCGCGGGGCGCTATCCGGGGAGCAGGTCCCACATGGCCTCCTTCGATGGATCGTCCAGCACGCCTGGAAGCTCGCGCAGCCGAGGATCACGCCGCTCCCCGCACTGCGGGTGGGCGATTGCTCACTTTAGGCGCTAGCACCGAGCGTTCCGACGAAGAGCTCGTGAGACCAGGCAAGCTCTACTTCGGCGACAACCTGTCGGTGCTTCGCGACTATATCGCCGCCGATTCCATTGACCTCGTTTATCTGGACCCCCCCTTCAACTCGCAGCAGGACTACAACGTCCTCTTCAAGGAGCGGGACCTCACGTCCTCGAGCGCCCAGCTGAAGGCGTTCGAAGACTGCTGGCACTGGGACCAGAACGCGCAGACCACCTACGAGGAGTTGGTCGGGCCGGATGCCGTGGAACGCGGCATCCCGCCAGCGGTCTCGATCCTGATGGAAGCGTTCTACAAGGCCCTACCCCAACGAAGCGACATGACGGCTTACCTCGTCATGATGGCGCCGCGCCTGGTGGAGTTGCGCCGTGTGCTCAGCCCCACGGGCTCCATCTATCTGCACTGCGATCCCACCGCGAGCCACTACCTGAAGCTGCTCATGGACGCGATCTTCGGGCCGCAGTTCTTCAGGAACGAGATAATCTGGAAGCGGACGCACAGCCACGGCGATTCTCACCGAAACTTCGGTGCGGTCACAGACACGATCCTTTTCTATTCGAAGTCGGACGATCACACATTCAGCCCTCAGTACCGACCGTTCACCCCGGAGTACGCCGCCGCGCGTTTCAGTGGGAAGGAGGCAGACGGCCGAGCCTGGCAGTCGGTCACGCTGCGCAGCCCCAAGCCGCGCCCGAACCTTCATTACCCGTACCGCGCGAGCAATGGGGTTACCTACGAACCGCACCCCAACGGCTGGTCATGTGAGCGAGTGCGGATGCAGAAGTACGATGATGAAGGCCGTCTGCACTTTCCGACAAAGCCAGGAGGTCAGCTCCGCCTCAAAATGTACCTGCATGAGTCGCGGGGCGTGAAGCTACAGAACCTCTGGGATGATATCCATCCGGTCAACTCGCAGGCTGCGGAGCGGCTGGGATATCCCACGCAGAAGCCGTTGGCTCTGCTCGAGCGGATCATCGCGACATCGTCCAACGAGGGGGATGTAGTGCTGGACCCGTTCTGCGGATGCGGCACGGCAGTCGAGGCCGCTCAGCGCCTCGGCCGAGAGTGGATCGGGATCGACATCACCCACCTCGCGATCACCGTCATCCGGGATCGGCTGGCGAGCAAGTTCCCGGGCATCGAGTACGAGCTCCTGGGGGAACCCCAGGACGTCGAGAGCGCCCGGGTACTCGCCGAGACGAGCCCGTACCAGTTCCAGTGGTGGGCGGTTCACCGCGTCGGAGCGCACCCGATCGGCGGTACGCCGGGCAGCCGCGAGGGCAAGCGTGGAAGAGACCGCGGGATCGACGGCATGATCAAGTTCCGCGTCGATCCTGACGCCGGCTCGAAGGTCTACGAAATCGTCGTCTCGGTGAAGAGCGGCCGTACCGTCACGCCGGCCATGGTCCGGGAGCTCCGCGGGACGATGGAGCGCGACAAGGCGGCGATGGGCGTGCTCCTGACCATGCAGGACTCCACGCGCGAGATGCGAACCGAGGCTGCGCGTGCTGGGATGTGGACCGACCCGAGGACGGGCCAGAAGTACGCACGGCTCCAGATCCTCTCGGCAGGTGACATCTTCACCGGCAAGACGGTCGCCCATCCTGGCGTAGAGCTCGCGACGCGGTCGCCTGCGGCCGGAGAGACGCTGTCGCTCCCCGGGATGGCGCTGCCACCGCCACCGCCGAGAAAGGGGATGCTCATCCGAGTTCCGGAGAAGGCAGCCCAGGCGCCCACTCCGATCGCCCCTCTTGCCGCCGAACGAGACGACGTCCCGCTTCGGCGCTCGAGCGCCTCGCGCAGATAGGCGCTGGGGCCATACCGTGGGCAGGGTGACGTGGCGCGTGGGCGACACCGGGGCCATGACCGCGTGATCCCGCGCCCCTACCGCTCGCCAGCCCTGGGGCCCGTTGACCCCTGGGGTCGCGGGGCGCTATCCGGGGAGCAGGTCCCACATGGCCTCCTTCGATCTCGCGATCCCCGTCATCCTCGCGCACGAGGGGACCACCTACACCGACGATCCAGCCGATCCCGGCGGAGCGACGCGGTGGGGTATCACCCTGCGCACGCTACGAGGCGTGCGGCCGGGCGCCACCAAGGAGGACGTCCGCAACCTCACGCGCCCGGAGGCGGAGGCGATCTACCGGCGCTGCTACTGGGGCCCGTTCTTCGATGACATCGCCGATCAACGAGTCGCGACGAAGCTCTTCGACATGTGCGTCAACTGGGGCGTGGGCGCGGGCGTGACGGCTCTTCAGGTCGCGTGCCGGGATGCCGGGCACGTGATCGCGGTGGATGGTGCCTTCGGCCCGATCTCGGTCGCGGCCGTGAATGCCTCTCCACCCGCGGCCCTGCTCGTCTCGTTCCAGGCGCTCATGGAGGTGCACTACGAGCGGTGGATCGCGAAGGACCCGAAGCGCGAGAAGTTCCGCCGCGGGCTCATGGCGCGCGCTCGGTGGGTAGGCGACGACGCGTCGGGGAAGATCGCGTG